CTTTTTGTTGAATGGATAAGCCTTACGGCTTGGAGTTATCCAGACCTTTCATAGTCTGACTCTTTGAACTCCACAAAAAGTCAAAACTAATCATTCACCATAGGCACTTCCCTCCTAGTAAATTATTCAGGAAACCGTCAGGTCAGGTTCACCAAAGTCACCACCCATGTCCTCGATGGTCTGGACAATGGCTGCTAAGTCGTAGTCACCATCCTCAAGGAATTGCTCATCCAGAATATCTCTGGCTATCAGAGTCCTTATTAGAACGGCAGTTAGATTAGCAAGAGTCTTGATAGCCCCAACCTGTGCGTAGGTGAGTGCAGGTATATCAGCGGCTCTCAGTATATCGGCTATAGCCAACTGTGACCTGTGCCCATCTTCCTCAATTATGAGATAACCAGGTTCAGTGTAAAGGCGTGTTCCCATCAGTATTCCTGGTAGAGGTGTTCCCATATCAACCCCCTTTCCTATTGGCGGCTTTCGGTCTGCCCCGTGGTTGCACTGGAGTCCGACACCATATCACCCACCCTTCCTTACCCCAAGCAACCGCAAACGGCTCTCCATCCGAAGGCTTATAATCAGCCTCAAGGACTTTCTTCACGTTATATCGTTCCATCTTACCCCGTGTAGCCAGAGTCATCGTCAACTTCCCCGATACCTACGCTTATTGTAAAGTTACGGCTGATGGTTCCATTGCTGCCTGCAACAGTGATAACAGAGCGCAGGTATTTAAGCTGTGTAGCAACTCTCCTAACAAAACGCACGGCAGTCGTGGTGGCATAGGTAATGGTCGGGAAGGTAGCCACAACAATCCACTCCGATGCTAGTTCGTCTGACGCTTCAATGGTAACTATCATCGTCTTGTCGGTAGAAGTCCCGGTATCAGCAGTAGCAACTACCTCAATCGGAATACCACCCATCGGGCATTTATCAATCTCAACTACTACTGCCCCAGTGGTATGCCTGGTCTTAGTTGTCCGCCCAGCCTCAGTTGCTGTTACCGCAGTTAATGCAGTTCTGAGTTTTAACAGGTCATCTTTTACAGTCATTTCTATCTCCTTACTTTATTTCCTGATGTCTCTTAGGCGTAAGCAATTCCGTAGAGACGGGCTATCGACCTTTTGTTTATCAATGCAAGACCAACAGGCCAGTTCACGTTAGTTCGGTATGTCACCTGGTCTTCGAGCAACCCAGCATCCTTGACTTCTAAAGCGTGTTTCTGAATACCCCAGAAGTCTGTCCCTTCCCCAACCTTTACCGCATATATGGAGAAGTAGCCACTACCTGCATTACCAGCAATGTCCTCGGCTGGCATGACTAGAGTTGACTGGTCGGCTGTAACACCGATGTCATAGATAGGAGTATTCTCCCCCCACATGGTAACGAGTTGCCCGAACTGGTCCTTGGTTTTGTTCAGTTGGTCAGAGATACGAAGGGCAGAGTTAATGTTCCGTAGACCCATAGAGTTTGTGGCCAGGAAGGTCGGCGAGTGCCCATCAATAGCATAGGTCAGTTTGTCCATCTCTTTCAGGAACGCCAGGGCGTGTGCCTGGGTGTCATCAATGTAGTTTGTGGAAGTTGCTGATAGAAGTTTCTGGGCTGACATTTCTGCACGGTCACATCGTCTTTTCAGACCGTCAAAGTTATCTTCATCACTAAGTACCGACCCATTTATAAAGTTATCATTGAACTCATAGGCCATTGCGATGGTTTTCATGGTAGTCTGAATTACCCGTAACTCCTCGATAGTCTGGTTCCCTTCCACCATTTCCTTGTCTACATCAATGTTTCCACCAACCAGGGATACGCCTTCGGTGATGGGCTCAGTCGTTCCAGTTGAAGATGTCCAGGCAGCATTTAACTTTCGTCTGGCTACACTGGGTAGTGTCTGGATACGCAACATTTTCTTATAGAGACTTCCGATAGTCTCCCAGAGTAAGTATTTCATCGGGTCACTTTCCCTCCAAAGAGTATTAGCTACACTCTTAACGAGGGGGTCTTTTTCTAGTTTTGCAAACTCAACTAGGGATAAAGTCCCTGCCATGTTATTAACCTCCTTGTTTTACTTTTTGGAATACGCTTTTCTCATAAGGTCTTTATCTGATAGACCTTCAAGGTTTCCACCTCCCGCAATATCAGAAGGTATCTGTGGTTTTTTCCTCGGTGTTACTTTGACTCCCTGCTTCTTATCCTTGAGATAGAGTTTCTTACTCTTATCATCCTTGAACTCCGACATGCCATCGATAATATCTTCGATTTGCTCACGAAGTTCATCCCCTTTAGGCAAGAAGTCTTCAATCACCATCAGGAAATTCTGGCTATATTTGTACACTGCCGCTGTCTCGCTAAGAAGTTTAGCTCCATTAGCTGCCCTAACATTGGGGTTAGCATCATCAAGTCCAAAATCCTCAACAATTTTCGGCGATAATTTCTCGGTCATCTTATCTATAAATTGTACTGCCTCCTCTACTTTAGCTATATTACCCCTATACTCTTTAATAGCCGTTTTGATTTCTTCATAGTCTTTTCTTTTTGCTTCTATCTTATCCTCTTCAAACCCTTCTTCTTCGTCACTCTCTAAAATAGCGCTCATTGCCTTACTGAGTTTAGCAACGCTCTGACTACCCTTTAGTTCTGTAATTTGACCTTGCAAACTACGGATTAGAGCCGTATCACTCTCCCTCTTTTCACGATAGGTATTTACCATCTTTTGTGCTTCAGACCTTATGCGTGACTCCACCTCCGGTGCAAGTTTCTCCGCAGGCTTCTCTGGTTTTGGTTCCTCTGCTAGTTCCTCAGTGGTTTCCTCCGAAACTTCCTCTTCCTCAGTTGAAGCAATCTCCACTTCCTGAGACGTTTCTAGTTCCGTTGTCATAAAATCCTCCTTATTTTTTTCTAAATGGGTCACGGTTAGTTGTAGCATAAGTCTTGGTAGTTGGAGTTTTGGTAGTTGGAGTTGTGGGAGGTGTAATCTTTGGAGTAGTAGTCTTAGGAATAATAGCCTTTGGAGTAGTAGTCTTGGGAGGTGTAGTTTTAGTAGTAGTCTTAGTCTTTGGGGCTTCCACTCCTTCAAGAAGGCTCTGAATAAGTCTATCAGTTAGAGTGATATTGGTGTCTCTTAGATTTAGTTCCTTTCTTTTCTCCTCTGCTTTCTGCCAAGCCGTGACAGCGCTTATCTCGGTCGGGTCTATCTGATTATCCTTTACTAACCTTAAAACCTCTTGGGATGCCTTATATGTCTTTACTGTACCAGTCCGTCCAGATATAAAGAGTTTGGCATCTAATCCATAATCACGCTCTCTGGTTTCCTCACGGCTATATTTAACCGTCTTATCTCTTAGTGCCGCCTTTAGCTCATCGGGATCAGATGGTATTAAATCGTATTCCGCAAAGTCCTCTTTGGGGAAATATTCCTTCTTTTGAGATTCTAAAGCCCACTTAGACCAGATAAATTGGCGAGGGTCTCCTGCCCTTATTGCCTTCTCAGCCTGAACGGCATATGGTGTCGGAAGACCTTTTACTAAACCACCGACTTCAGCTAAAGATTCCAGCATAGCAAAAACATCTTCTACACTAATATCCTCCATCGGGTCTACACCTTGTCTATAAAGTTTCCTGAATTTAGAAATAGCCCGCTGGACATCATTAGATATTTCCAGTACAGGGGATACAGAATAAGGGTATTGTTCCCCTTGTACCCAACCAAACACCGATTGTGCCACCTGTCCAAAAATAAGCAAATCATTAACAGGGCCTAATAACCATGCTCTTAACTGCCTTTCCTTTTTCCACTTAAACCCATCAGCCATTAACTGAAATAGAGCAGGAGCAAGAACCCACAGAATAAAGATGTTGGTAAGCCCCTTCTTTTTAGATACTCTTCCAGCCCCTATATTGCGGAAATTAGCATTTAACAGTCTGAAATACTTAGCTGGCTGGTCTTGAAACATTGTCGCTAATCTTGCTAAAGAACCGCCTCTCTGGATAGTTGATAATGTTTCAATATACGATGCTACCTGTGTTCTGTTAGTTGATTGCTCCGCAGAGCGAATAGCCTTCGCTGTCTGCTCAGTGGTAGCAGTCTCTCTAGTTACACCCATAGATTTAAGTTCACTCTTATACATCGCCCACATACCAGGAACAGTCTGTGAGTATTTATCACCTGTTCTAAGTAGCCAAAGCATATAATCGTTAAAACCCATCTTCCCGGAGAACGACTTGGGAGTACCGCCCGTAACAGCCGTCTTCACATCACGTTCCCAGTTACCGGCACGATACCTGGCTCTTAACCCCGGCGATAAGTCTCTTAATATTCGATAATTCCTAATAGGGTGCTTCAGATAATCAGCAATCCCCGTGATGAAATCCATAGTTGGCATTTCAGTAGCATAGGCAAGTAGTGACGCTGGTTGCTTTAGTGCTGGCCCTGGCTTCAAACCCAGTTGGGCTACCGTAACATTACCCCTGAGTTTATCCAAACCAGCAATAGTTTTAGCTTTATCTATCCCACCCCTGGCGAGGTCGTTAATAAACTCATCGACTTTGCGTAA